CTACCACCATCATACAGAGCAATTGGTTTGTGCTCTCTCAATTGATTTATCATCCACATGATTGCATTCTTCTGGCGTGATGCCTTGGGATCATGTCCCATCACATTACACAGACGAAGGATGCGGTACTTCATACTGTACACATCACAGAATGATTTGATTAGATCTTCTGCACACTTCTTAGTGATGCTATAGAACCCAGTTGGGTTACAAGAATCTGACTCATGAGCAGGGATTTCACACCCCTTACCATATACAAACCATGAAGAGATAAAGTTGAACTCAATATCTTCATTGCGACAGTGCTCTAATACATCGCAAAGGAGACGAAGATTAGTGTCAACATCTAAGTTGAGATCTTTGTGAACATTATAGTTGTCCACCGTAGAGATCATGTAAAGAATCTTCTTAGATTGTGGTCTGTATTCATCGCGTTCCTGTACCAACGTATCAGGAAACATCTCAGCATACCTACCACCAACAAACCCAGGTCCATAAAGACTTACTGGACTGTTGTAGGACTTTAGGTCAGTCCCCATCGTTCTAAGTACCATGAGACAGTTGTACGTAGTCCATATTCAAAGTCAGTACGGGGTTTCCACCCAGTACACTTAGTAAGTTTATCATAATTTATGCCATAACGCTTGTCTTGACCAGGTCTTTCATGGGATATCCCAATAAGATCATATGGTTTTTTCAAAAGATCCAGGATTTTCTTAGTCACATCAATGTTTCTCATCTCACAACCACCACCAATGTTGAAATGATCGTTGATTACACCTTGTTCTTCCAGTGACCAGATTGCTTCACAATGATCCTTGACATACAACCAGTCACGGACCTGTTGACCACCCCCATACATGTAAGTAACATCGTCTATCAATGCACGACCAATAACTTTTGGAATAAGTTTTTCTACGTGCTGACGCAGACCATAGTTATTACTACAGTTAGTGATTAGGTATGGGAGATCATATGTATTGTGCCAAGTCTTGACATAATGATCTGATGCTGCTTTGCTTGCAGAGTATGGATTCTTAGGATTGTATGGAGTCTCTTCTGTGAACAGTTCTGTATCGTCATAGTCCAGAGATCCATACACCTCATCAGTAGAGATGTGATGGAACTTATCAACCTCCACGTTCAATGAAGCATTGAGGAGATTGATAGTACCTACAACATTTGCCTCTAGGAAAGGTCGATAGTTAGCGATGCTATTATCTACGTGACTTTCTGCCGCAAAATGCCAGATCTTTCTAGGTTTATATTTTTCAAATAGAAACAACACATGATCTTCATTTGAGATGTCACACCACTCAAACTTTACCTGCTTTGTAACAGGAATGAATCTCATGTCACCAGCGTAAGTGAGATTATCAAGCACGACAATAGGTTCTGACGTTTTCTCAGTGAGAAAATGTAAAAAGTTACTGCCGATGAAACCAGCACCGCCAGTCACCATGTATGTCATGTCAACATTTCCAAAAAGGTTGGTATGTGACGACCATAGTCGTCCTCTATTCTGACAATATCTCTTTCACTACACTCTCCTCTCTGCACCTCAATAAAAGTAAGACCTTCCTCACTTGCAGTAGCACGGTGCCGTTGCTCAATACCTATGGTAAAGCAACTACCAGGTCTAGCCTCGTAGTCAGAGTCTCCAAGCGTGACCGTACCTGAACCATCAATGATGACCCAGTGTTCAGATCTTTTTCTATGGAATTGAAGTGAGAAACGTTGCCCTGAATTGACGTGGATTTTTTTTACTCTGTATCCTTCGCCGTCTTCAATAGTTTCATACCAACCCCAGGGGCGATTCTCTTTCATCCCCACACGCCAGAATTTAGAAGATCGTATTCTAACTTATCAATCAATACATTATAATTTTTGTCCTGGTCTTCGTAAAAATAAACTTCCTGATCTTTGTAGTGAGAAATTAGATTTTCATACAGAGAAGGATGCTCATATTCAAGATCTGTTTTTTCCTCTACTGCATCTACCAAGATCTTAGTATAGTTCTTGAATTTGGAAAGGAAGACTCCTCGGGACATTGTGGTAGTAAAGTTGTCTATAGTATAAAGGACCCAGCGGATCCTGTCAATATTTATCGTACGTCATACGACAATTTCTTGAAGTCTCGTTGCCGTCTCTGCTCTTGGAAGAGCAAGTCTTCGGGGGACAGGTAACTACTTTGTTTATGTACCTTGGATTCTTGCTTATGAATGGGGATCTCTACTACGAGTCCCATATCCATAGCAGTGATCTTACCGTTACAAAACGAAAGACCATTAGGACACCCGCAAGTACAAAACTTACCGATGTCTTCAATTTCATTATTACATTGCAAACATTTTACTTTGAAATCCATTAGACCGTTCGACCTCCTCCACTTCTACGTGCTTGGTGTGCTGCTTCTTTGGTACAGAATAATTGAACGGACATTCTTAGTCCGGCGTCCTTTTCACTAACAACAATAGGAGAGACAGCATGCCGTTCTTCTCCCTCATTGATTACCAGGGTATTTTTCTTTGGATATATTGAATGAAGGACATCAGTACCATTTTCCTTCCACATAAAAATACCACCGTGCTCAGGTGGCCAGTCCTTCAGGTGGAGGGTGGCACCATAAACATAGTCAGCATCGTTATGCCAGTTGATTCCAGACCCAGGCAACCATACATGATAGTTGATAGCAGTAGGAACAAACGGTAACCAAGGAGAAGTCTCATTACGAAGTCTCTTGTAGAGATCCGTACAAGGTTTTGCAGAAAGACAAAAACTCTTCATAGAAGAGGTCATCAAAGTTGCACCCCACTTCCACTTGCTGATACCCCAGCAGTCATGTTTCTTTTTTGCTTCAATCTCTTGAACGCAGAGATCAATCAGTTCAGGAGAAACGGGATAGTCAATGATTCGCATTACGAATTTCTTCCAAGTTTTGATCAAAAATTTCGAGTCCCTTATCCGTCAGCACATGATTGAACATTTTTTCAAACACTGCCGGGGGCATGGTTACTACGCTTGCACCGTTGTAGAAACAACGAGAAACTTTATACACATCACGAAGTGATGCTGCTAAGACTTAAGTACGAACACCCTGACGAGCATAGACCTCAGAAATAGAACGGACAAGTTCTAAACCACTAATACTGTTGTCATCATAGCGACCCACAAACGGAGAAACATAATATGCACCTGCTTTAGCAGCAAGGATTGCTTGTGATGCAGCAAAAATCAAAGTGACATTGACTCTAATAAGATCACGTGATAGTTCTTTACATACCCAAAGTCCATCAGGTGTGCAAGGTACCTTTATAGTAGCACACTTTCCAAACTTAGTAGATAAACGTCTTCCTTCTTCAAGCATTTCCATGGCGTTACCACCCACTTCCATACTAATGTCAGGGAGACCCATGTCTGCTAGTTCTTGATAAACATCATCAGGACATTTACCACTTTTTAGCATGAGTGTAGGGTTAGTAGTTACCCCATCAATCAACCCACTTGGCAGATACTGATTGATAATATCGGTGTCAGCAGTATCCAGAAAAATCTTCATAGTAATCAAGATCACTTGTTATATATCATATATAAAATAGGTACAATTTCTAAGGGTATGCAATGAAAAGATTACTTTTTATTGTGGCATTACTCAGTATGGGTAGTGCTGCTAGAGCAGACCTGACACACCGTATTACATCATCAGTTCAATTGACAGTTGATGCTGCCGCAACCAATGTGCAGCGGATTGGTAACTCTCTCAGTGTCTCCGGTAACGGAGTGACCACCTCAGACGGCACCACAGCAGGTGTAGTAGGTGGTCTTGGAACTGTTGGGTCTAATGGTGTTGCAGCTCCACCATCAATCACAGCAACTCAACAAACTGCAGGGAGTGCTTTCTCCTTCAGTTCTTCTTATACCGCCGGGGATGCAATCGTAACTACAGCTCCTACTGTTGGTGCGGTGAATGCTTATTCAAATCAAACTAGCACTGCTGTTGGTGTTGCTGGTGATTTAGCAGGTACTATTACAAGTGCTGGCGTAATTGGTTTGACCGCAGGCGGCGGTGGCACCAGTGCCACAGGACAAGTAGTAACTGAAATCACGGTTCGGTAAATGTATAAAATACTGGCGACATTGGCGTTGCTTAGTATTGCCTCACCAGTGTATTCCGTGCCGGTAGTTCCCAACTTCACACAGGGTTCCATGACTAGCCACACGGAAACCACTTCAAAGGTATCTGAAACGATCAACTCTATAGATTATTCAACAGGATGGGAATACTCAGTAACGGGAACAAACGTGGACAACGGAGGACAATCTCTAACTCCACCTGCAAATACATCAACAGTAACAGTGACCCCCATGGGGGGAGTCGAAGGACAAGTAACATCGACCCAGTCTGCGTTGAATTTCAACAACAGTCCAGCATTCAAAATAACAAATCCAGGAGAAGCGTTTCAGTTCACTCAGACATATCGAGGACCAGGAATCTCAAATCAAACTGTGATCCAAAGGGTCACGGAGGTCACCAGCGTAACCGACACCACAAGTATCTTTACCCAGTAGTATTATGTCTAACTCAACTTGCGACTGCCCCTGCCACACTGGCGGCAGATGTCGGGGGTGTAAGTGCAACAGCATCTCCAATCGCGAATAGCTCAGGCTCAGTTACGAACCAAGCTATTCAGGTATTACAAGGTCCTTACATCACCAATCAATACGGTGGAGGTATTGCATGTCAAGGACCTACTGCTAACATTACACCCTTTATTACTCATGCTCGTAATACAAAGGATCCATTTGAGACACACTACATGGAACCTCAGTATGACAACAGAGATTTTGAAGGACAACTAGTAGAAGTTACAAAAAATGTGAAGAACTGGCCATGGGAATCTTGGTATGATGATAGATCATATACCAACTCAGAGGGTGATGAGGTTCGTGCCTATGAAGATGGTGCAGATATGCCTATCACTGTTATGGAGATGCAGGGAGATGGGGTGCCAGATAGTCCTGGATCAGAACTTTGGCAGAAACCCATAAGAACTGGTGACACTAGAAACTACAGCACAAGTCTTGGTTTATCTGCAACGATCTCTTTCCCACTTGATGGTGGACTACAAGAGCGTTGTAAGCAAGCAGCAGATACTCAAATCCAAATGCAGCAACAGTTGATTGCTAACAAACGTTTGGACTTTGAGATTGCGAGATTGAAAAATTGCGGAGAATTGAAAAAAGCTGGAATTTATTTCAGACCCGGTTCATATTATGCTTCCATCTGTGCAGATGTGGTAGTAGATAATGTTGATGTTATCAGACCACACCGACATAAAATTCCACAACCTATCTCTTCCTTTGGCGGAGGGCAGACTTCAACGTCCGAATCGCCTGGTTCCGTTCCCGTTGCTCGTCCCTCCTCGCAGACAAAGATAGTACCGGGATCTCCTTCTTCCGTATTGCAGCAATCTTCTTCACCACTTTCTTCGTCACAGGTTTCACCACTTTCAAAAGAAGATCAGCGAGAGGTTTTGCGAGCAGTGCAGAAGTCGTCGCAACTACAGCGATTGCGGCGGTAGTAGTTACTAGTGGTAGTGGTGGGAGATACTGCTCAGTCCATGGTATCTGTTGTTCTTCAGGAACCTCAACCACTATCCTTTCACAAACTCGTTTTGCCTCATTATATTTTTCACCCTCCTTACATGAGGGTCTTTTTGGTATGGCAGGTTGTGCAGGTGTCTTCTGCTCCTCCGGGTTTTTAGATGGAGGAATAATAGGTGGTGGTGGTGACTTTTGTGTGATATCTAAATTGTCTTTATCATAATCAATAGGACTGAATGAAGGTGTTCCAGCGTCACAGTAGGCAACTGTGCCTTCTCTATCCTCATTTTTTAGATTTTGATTTTCACTACTATCTCTGTGTGCCTCGACACATCCAGGAATATTGACAATAGGAGTCCCCACCTGTGTAGTGACTGGTGGATAGATTGGAATTGCTTGTGGACTAGACTGTACCCAGTCAGGGATGGTCCGAATCCCCGTGTCCCTGATGTTCAGTTCCCCGATCTGTAGACGTTTGATTCCCACTGGATTGATATTGATCCCCGGAATCTCCACTTTCCCTCTGATCAATGCCTAGTATGTATAAGATGACATAAAATGCCATAGCAAGAGCAAGTATCACCATAATGATCACTGACCATACAGGATCACTTGCATTATCAAGAGGACGTAATAACAGATTCATTTATGAAATGGTGCCCAGTGTTGCCACCCATACTTGTGAACGAAATGCATACCAATAATAGGAACAAAAACTAATGCAAGACTAAGTGTTCCAATTCCAAAAGGATTATTGAGTGTGGCAGCAGCAATGTGTGCTGCCTTGAGTGCGATGTGGGTCATAGGTGTCCTCCCCAGATTTCCCAATGATCTCTAAA